TGGCTATGTCACCAAGTGCCGAAGACTCAGCAGTCGCTATGTCACCAAGTGCCGAAGACTCAGCAGTGGCTATGTCACCAAGTGCCGAAGACTCAGCAGTCGCTATGTCACCAAGTGCCTCCGCACCGGCAGCCTCGGTTAATGCAAAAGATGCAGCAGATTCACCAGCGCTTATTGCCGCCGAAGATGCAGACGCCGCCGCTATGGATATTGAAGCATTTAGTTCACCAACTGTGGCCGCAACCATAGATAAAACAATAGATGTCTCTGCAACGATAATAGGATTGTCTGTGTCAACCTCCCATGTGCCAGTGTTATTTGCGCCATCAGTCACATTAACCTGAGTGCCCTTTGCAATGTCATTTGGCCCGTTCCAATCAGCAGAACGAACCCAAGACCCAGTGCTCACATTATAAATGCCATTCTCGGCGGCATTATCCTGTCCGGTGACTAAGCATCTATCATTATTTGAAAGGTCAACACCATCAACATTCTGCTCTCCGCTGAGCGTTATATTAACGCTTGCCGCAGCCAAGCAAGGAACCTTAATTGCTATTGATGAATTAACGCCAAAGCGCCTATCTGTTATTGTCGTCATATTATAAATCTCTCGGTGGCCCTGTTAATATAGCGCCAATAGTTTTTACGCCTTTCACTTCGCCTTTCTCTACCGCAATGATACCATCTACTGTTGCCTGAATCTGGCCAGCCGGATAGTGAAGCACCGCCCCGCTCACCTTATTTAGCGACCGCCAGAAAGCACGATCTGCCTCACCTTGTCCAACTTGAGTCTCAAGATTCGATATGTCAGCAAATGGCCTTAACCCAGCCGGGCCTTTATAGCCATATGTTTCAAAACCAAATAACGCTGGGATACCAGAGGCAAGCTCTCTAGTTGGGATAGTCATAGCCAGTAGAAAACTTAGCTGCTCACTACCCAACTTTCTAGATAGACATTCAGGCTCCATATCGCATTCAGATTTGAGCATTTCTTTTAGCGCAACCGAAAATAGAGCCGGAACAGTATTAATAATAAGAAGCTGGCCCGCATACGCCAAAATCTCATCAGGCTTCTTTAAATCAGCATTCTTGAATGCCTCAACATTAATATTATAGGTGGCAGAAAAATAGGAATAAAAGTTAGTGAATAACTTTCCTAGTGGGCCTCCTCTTTGAATTCTTGATAAGTCGCCTATAAGCCCTGATGATTGGGTATCCTTAACCGCTTGGTCAGCAATCGATACCGCACGTTGATCGATGTGATCCCTAGTCTTTTGGTCTTGAGCTGTCTCAAGTTGAAGATCATCAATCGCTTTGTAATAGGCGCCCCACCAGGTTGGAACATCTACAGTCTTTTGCATCTTTTGGATCATGTAGAAATTACTTGCCTTAAATGCTGACAGACCTTTACCAGACTGAACAATATTTAAAACCTCGTTAATTTCACGTTGCATAGTGATATCACGGAATCTCATGGTCTTGGACTTCTCGCTGGCTATCCTCCCTGCCTCAATAGGATTAGCCATGTATTTAGCGATGCCTAGGGCCATGTGCTTGGCTCCTACCCTTGACCAGCTTTGAGCCAGACCTGATGGCTGGATAAGCGCCGTAGTTACCCGCCAACCAAGGCCAACAATAGTAGCGCCAACACGCAGCCTATTAACCATGGTCTGCCAGTAATTCTGAGCCGGTTCTGAACCAATAGCGATATCTCTAATCGTGAATTTAAGCTCATTAATCAATTCAACGGAATGGTGCTCGCGCATAGTTGAGTCGAGCGATGACATCAGCCTATTAGCATCAACAAGCCAGTCCTGGTGTGAAAGCCAGTGATTAACCTCAGAAATATGGCTTGAGATAACACTAAAATTTAATAATATAGGTCTGCCATGAACTTCCTTTGCGCGCTCTTTAGCAAAAGAATCACTAGCCGCCGATCTATTAAATAAACCTTTCATATTCAGGCTAAGTGAGCTTGCAGCCTCAAGGCTTTGCGATCTTGATGATAGCTTAGCATCGTATTTCGCAGGGTAATATCCTCCGGGTATGGTTCCATTTTTAGTGACAATAGGGCTTGCTTCAACCCACTTTGGAACTACACCTGAAAGCTTCTTCATCATTTCGCCAACACGACTTCTTTTGCTGTTAAACAAATCGAAAATCCCTTGTATGAAGGCGAGATCATCTACAGTTAACGTATCAAGAATAGCCTGAGCGTGTGACTCAGGCATAGAAATCTTGCCTGATAGCCCACCAGATAAAAGACGCTGGCGACTTCCTTCGTTACCCCAGTTAAGCCCAAATGAAAGAATCTGTTCTTTCGTCATGCTTAAATTGGTTCCAGAAATAAGCCGCTTCTGAGCAAGAATATTAAAAGGAATCCCACCCTTTTGAATATCTCCAATAATAGGCTCGAATAGCTTGATAACAGCCTGACTGTCAAGATAATTGGCTTCTGTCTCATTGTCTCCTGACTCGCCCATTCCACGAGTCAGAAGGTTATAAAGAACACCATTATCTTTTCCTCCGTCCATCTCTCTAACTATTGAGGGAAACTTTCGATGGATTGCCGCAAGGTTTCTGCCACCATCCGCTAACTTCCCCAACATATCGCTAGGCGTTCCGCGCTCTTTTACTGTTTTATTGGCATTAGCAACTAATGACTCTTTAGCTTTTTCTACTGTTTCAGCGAAATCGCCAAACTCTTTGTTTCTCATCAAAGTCTTTGCCATTCGACCAATATGTTCAATATTCTTTATTGAATCGACTAGCCCGCTGAACTCCTCTACAGTCATATCCTTATAATGCTTTTTATTTGAAACAAGAGAAGGGTCAACAATAGGCGCAAACCCTTCTGCTTTCTGAGACTCAATCCAATCATTCAAGCTAGTACGTCGGTCAATCTCTTTTAGCGAGACATTCTTGCTTATGTCGTGGGCATTCAATATTGAATCAATCTGATCCAGTGCGTCAGAATCAATATTCTTTCTCGTCCCTTGCTTTTTAAACTTAGCAAGATGGGTCAGGTCAGAATCAATCTTATTCTCTGCATTCGAAGCCTCACGGAATAAGTGATTATTGAGTACCTGCTTACGTTTCTGATCTGCCGCTGTGGCTATATCATCCTTGGCAAAAGCGTCAAAGGCTTTCTTCCCTGCACGTCTTTCCTCAGCCAAATATTGATTGGGCGCTAGCTTTCTTATTTTTAAAGCAGAAATTGCGGTTATTGCAAACTCTTTAGCAGACTTTCCAAGCAACGATGGCTTTCCCGTTCGCTCAGCAAGAATTCTATACTGAGTATGAAGGTGCCGCGTCCTAGATTGATTGTGAACGGCTTCTGATGCTGCCTTCCTTATCGCCTCAGGGCTTGTAAGGTCACCGTAGCGCTCAAACAGACGTTTCTCGGAAATCTCGGTTATCCGCTCTTTTATTGGCTGAGCAGCAAGCACCGCATGAATTAGCGCATCACCACTAGAGAAGCCAAATAATGTAGCAGCCTCGTCTGGGTGAATGCCTTCATCAGAAACCATATTGTTTTTCCCTCCACGCCTGAACTTGGACAAATCAAGGGTGCCCCATCCAGCCTCTAAAGTTCCTCGATGCAACTTAACCTGTCGCATTGATGCAATAGCTTGATATACAGGCTCTTCCGACACCTCTTGAGACGCTTCGCTCCTTGCAGCTTTGCGCTTGGCCTTGGCTTCATTCGATAGCTTCTTAACCAGCCTAGCAGGAGCCTTTTCAAGCCATTGCATGTCTTTAAGTCTGCGAGCGTTTAAATTATCCTCAGCATCCAGATAAATGCTTCTTTCATTTATCTGATACTCTTCCCATCGCCCATCATCTAACCCAGACTCTTCTTGTCTTTTAAAGATTGGCCTGTCAATCAACTCTGATATCTGATCTTCCGCAGCAATCATTCGGTCAAAGACACCACGCACTTCATCGGTTAGCTGTACATTTAACGATGTTAGCGACTTGTAAACATTAATCAGCCATGACCTGAATGTTTGGAACAAAGACACTAATTCAGCACTCGGCGCTTTGCCTTCAAATAAATAAGCCTCGAAACTTCTGGCTATGATCTCATGCCCTTCGCGTCGCTCTTCATGGCTCTTGGCATTCCATTCTTCGAGCGTTTCCACTCCAATGTTTTTAAGCAATGCCTGCATGTCATCAATAACTTGCTGTGGAGCGTCAGGCTGTGATGCAATGTCACGGTAGACCTCAAAGAAGAAATGACCAGACTCATGCAAGAAAGAAGATAAATCGCTTTTCTCCAGCAAAGATATAATATGAGGCGCTTTTGTGATGTCATCCGGTAGCTGTATTACGGCCCTGTCGTTTTGAGATAAGTCATCCCCCTCAATAACCCCCTGATTCAGTATATTCGGGTCGTTGGGGTCAAAATTTCCCCGGTTGTTAACAGATTTTATTTGATTCGGTTCAAAGACCACTATATGGTCTGCGGACTGATCTATATCCTGGTCAGCATTATCAATTAAATTCTTTATGATAAGACCATCATGGCCTTGCTCTTTCGCTTGGCTTATGGCCTCGTGAATTTCATCTGAAATATCAAAAAACCTTTGATGTTCCGCATCAAGTTCAAAAGGATTATTGATTGATACATAAGCTTCTATAATATTTTCTTCAGGATCGGATTCTTGCTCTAATTTTTCTGCTTGAGATAATAGTTCATTCGACAGATCAAAATCACCTGCAAGCTCCGCCTCTTCTGATCTCAAAACCAAATCACCTACTGGCCGCTCATTGGCAAGACGACTGTAACCAGCCGCAACATCCCTATCATTTACAAAGAAAAAACCCGCCTCTGCTGATTTCGCTTTTGTGACAGAACCTAGCTTCTCTTTAAGGAATTGATCGCCACCAAGCCCTGATTCTGACGTCCCATGATAAACAATAAGCGGATCACCTTCCTCATTGACAACCTTAGAATCACCGAACCATTTTGAAAATTCTTTGCTAAGTACAGGAGCAGACTGATCGAAGTTAAGCCCCCTTGTCTTCGACCCCCTGACTTCAAGTCCATATCGCTGATAAGCTTTCTCAGGCGTCACCGCAAGACGATCTGCCAAGACAATAGAGAACGACCGATGCAATGAGGCATACTTCGTAGCAACGTCCTTAGAAGCCCTTCCAGAGCCTATAATTTGATCGACAAGATTGTCTCTTACACGATCCGCAGACTCCTCTACCTCCTGCCTTTTAGCGCTTGCTGATAAAATCTCGTCAGCCTGAGCATTGAGCTGTTCATTCGCATCCTGTTCTTCGATCTCTCTGGCACTTAGTCCATCCAGATCATTTCTTATGTCATCCCTTAGCTGGTCATGGTATTGCCCAAAATAGGCAACATAGTCAGAAACCAGTATTGGAATGTCATTCCCTGTTTCCAGTGCAGCCTTAATGTCGCTAGCCAGGTCAGGAATCTTGCTTTGCAGGTCAAGAATAATCTCTTCGTTTTCCTGAAAAAAAGTTTTTGCCTTTTCAATAGGGATTAAAACAGACTCATCTACACCAACAGCTTCTTGTAAGAAAGTCTTGATTGAATCAGGTGATCTTTGCGCTGTTTTGGCTGCCTGAACCGAAGCAATTAAATCATCAAGACTCTTTAACTTCTGCTCAGAAGACAGGTTTTGCCTCTGATCTTGTGCAAAGGTTCCCAGTATCTTAGAGGCTCCATGTGCTATCGACGTCTGTCCGCCAGTACCAACTAACGTTGCTATTAAAGTCTGGTATGCAGCAGAAGGTCGCTCATCAATATACTCAGACAAAGGTCGGTCTGGAGTTAAGACTATGTGCGAATTTAAGTCTTGAAGAATTGTCACTGCCTGTTCTTGAGGTACCTCAATAATCGCCTGGTTAAGCAAAGTCTTAAATAATGACGATCCTATCTTAAGGTCGCCCAACAGCCTAAGCGCAGGGAAAAGCTCCGCCGTCACCTCAATAACTGCATCAGTAGACCCAAATGACAGCGCTTCAATACTGTTCTTGCCAGCCGAAAGGGCCGTTCCAGCGGATGATCCGCCCGCTTGTACGCCAGCACCCGCAAGCATTAGCGATGGATTACCAGTTAAAACTGACCCCAATAAATAGGGCAATTGAGCCCCTATAGACTGCAACCCTGACACTACCCCTGATTCCGTTTCGCTAAGACCTTCAAATGCTTTGCCTGCAAAACTGTCGCTTATTTCTTTATCAGTCAGGAACTTTTTGGCTAAATTCCCTGACGTATTCCCTTCAATTCCAAATAAAGAATTAAAAGGGGTCTCAACAAAGTCAGAGAATATCTGAGCACCCTCGGCAAAAAGTCCGCTCGCACTACCAGCAGCAACAAAAGGCGCTGTAGATAATCCTCTGCCAATCAATCTGGCCGTATTCTCAACAAGTGAAAGCTCCTCCACATCGTCATGGGCTAACGCTGCGAATTCAGGGTCAAGAAACTGACGCTTTAGAACAGGGGATAGGTCTAATGTCTCCCTGACCTTCCTAAGCTTTTCTCTTTGAGAAACCTCATCAAAATTGTCTTCAATATAATCAATCGGTAGCCCAGACGATCTTGACAGGTCTTTAGATGTTGAGAATCTATCAGGGCTATTTTTAATGACCCCTTCGACAAGACTATTAATAGCAGTATCACGCTGCTTTGTTCTTTCCCCTACAGCCTCATCGGCTAAAGCAGAAAAATCATCATTATTAACCGCATTAGCGCCAAACCGGCTCTGAACAGCCTCATCATAAATATTCACTAAAGACCCGCCTCAAAACTTGGCACATCATCTTTTAATCTGCTTATATCCAATGAGGGACGAACTCTTCTCTTCATTAGACGCTGTACATCAAGGTAAGTCTCAGCAATCGCTTGCTCCGTGACAGAATGCCCCTGACTCTCAAGTGATTGAATAATAGACTGCCTGTCATTTCTCGGTATTGAGCTAAGCCTAACCTCTTGACCATTAACAAGAACAGAAGCAGTATCAAGCTGGTCATCTGTAAGCGCAGAAACAGGCACACTTTCCTTAGATGAAAAGAATCCACCCCCAACTAATGCCGTATTGGTAAACGCCTTAGTCACAATGTCAATCTCAATGTCAGGCGTGATCTCTATCCCCCTGGCAACAAGCGCTCTTAACTTACTATCAATTGATAGCGTTATATCTGCATATTGCTTTTTCTTCTCACCCTCAATATTTGACGGCGTTTCATCTCCAGAAAGATAGCCAGCAGAAATAGCCACTGTATTGATGGTTTCCTTAAAGCTAAAGTTTGACTTTTGCTTTGATGATCTACTGGATCCAGCCTCCCTCACAGTATCCCATTCATTAATAACAGACGACCAATGGCTATCATCAAGACTGTCATAGTAAGTTGAGAATAAAACAGACTTTGGTATCTTCTGAACCTCGGCCGGAGTTAGAGAAAGGAAGTCAACATAAAGCCTATCGTCATTAACAGGCTCCACTCTCTCACGCGAACCTCGATGGAATCCCTTTACAATAGAAAGCTCCTTCGGGGTAAGCTCAGCAATTACATTTGCCGGTATCTCACTAAACCCCCCCTCCCTGGTGATATCAATAGCACTGTCAAAAATCTCATCGTGGGCCTCTGCTTCGATTGCGTCACGGTCAGAAAATTCCGATTTAATCCTGCCAACAACGACATCTCTATCTTTCGTATTTTGTATTTTCTTTGCCTCAGCAAGCGCACCTTTAATATCTCGGTTTCTAACAAGAATTCCGTCAGTTAATTCTCTTTGCCTGTCAAGATCTTGACCTATGTTCACTGCGCCTGTAAGCCTAGTCCGATTAATGTCGCTTATTTCTTTGTTGTGCGTATCAAGATAGGTTTTTGCATAACCATTGCTTTTATTCGACAAGGCATTCTCGATAACACTTGTGTGGATGTCAGATATAGAATCAAGCTCTGTAGCTCTAGCCTGAGCTGGAGCAATTCCAAGCCTTTCAGAATTGTCTCTTTCAAGCTTTCGTGTGCGCTCTATTGCAGTCCCAATAACGTTGGGATTACTCCACCCTAGCGCAGCACCTTCAAGCTCAAGCGCCTTACCTCCTTCATATACTTGACCCGCATGAACCGCTCTCTCTTTAACTAAGTGATTCGTTAGACTGCCATCAAAATTGAGCTGATGAAGCTCTCTCTCTTGCCTGAAAGCCTCTCTTTGCTCATTATTAGTTAATGTCGCTCCAATCTCATCCGCCGCAAGCGAAAATCTTTGGCTGTAATCCTTGTAAAAGTCACCAGAAACAACCTGGCCAGACCTCTTTTGAGAATATCCATCATCACCATTTGAAAGCTCTAGCGCCTTCCTCCTCAGCTTGTTGACAGCGCTATCAGACTGTACCGCGTCATCTTTTCGCTTCTCCTCAGAAAAATATAACTCAATGTCCTTGCCAACATTAGAAACACCAGCTCCAACAGAGCCTGTGCCCCTGGGCCCACTGACAACTCCGCCAACAGATACAATAGGCCTACGGCCACCTAAATCTCTCTGATCCGGGAATCTAGCCATATTTTCCGAACAATCCCCCTATCGTTCTTGCTGCTCCAATATTATTCGCGTCCCTAGACGCATCAGCCTCAATCTCCACAACATTGCCGCGAGCAATAAGCTTGTCACTTAATGCCCTGCCTCTGTATAGTTGTATCGCAGCGCGATAAGCTCCCTCACCGTCAATATCAGCTATCGCCCTTGCTGTTGATGGGTCAGCAGCCCCACCCCCTGCGGCCGCCACAGCTAGCGCCCGAGAAGCTAGTATCTTTGCCTGTCTGCGCTCCTCCTGTGCGCTATGCTGGCCTTGTGCGACCTCCTGCCCAGCTTGATAGTTAAGATTGGCTTGAGTGGTGTCTGCCGCCGCCGATTCTGCTCTACCAGAAAGAACCTGACCGAGAGCATCAAATACCCCGCCAGATATAGCTCCCGCCTTGTTCCAGTCAAAAGAAGGCTTAGATATAATTCCAGTTGACGAAACAGATTTAGTATTACCTAAATTAGCCACGGATATAAACCTCCCCGCGATAAGGCTTGAAACCAAAATGCCTCAACATTAACTCAGCCCCATCTTCTTTTCCTATCGTTGCATAAACAGGGATCATATAGCCGTCAAGCATGGAGAAAATCATCCTAGCCCCCTTTATTAGATGACGCTTATAATATTTCAATTCTGCATTCTTTTCGATAAATAAATGAAAGCTGTTTAACACAATATAAACCCCAACCATACCCACTACAATTCCATTGTCAACCAAGCTAACCCCCATCATTGACTGACTAGGTCTGCCATTAAAAAAAACTCTAGCGTCTTCCTCTCTCGTGGGCCTAAGTTCTATCATGGCTCTCCAGTGAGAAATTAAGACCAAGTGCCGTACAAGGTCTTGGCGCTTTCATCTCCAAACATATCCTTGAATCTGCATCCCAGCCACCAGGGAATACTAACCTTTGCTCATCATAATCAGTAAACACCGTATCTTCTGGGATTTTTGCACCATCTCGGGTTAATGGAAGATTATCCAGCTTATCAAAACTAGGCCCATACTTTATGCCTTGGCAATGCGTGTTATAAAGAAGAAGGCCAACATGAGATATTCGCTTGCTTTTTGAAAAGCTTCTGCCAAGCTTTGTTGACATCCATTGACCTTTGTATCCCAGACCAATGCAATACTGTGAAATGGGCTCAGGAAGGACTATCTGTCCACCAGAAACTACAGCCATCCCCAAGTCTTTTCCATCACCCCATATTACAACATCCTTACCCTCTAAATGTTCAAGACCAAAGGCTATCGATGTCGGAGCGCCATCATAGACAACAAAAGAGTCTGCCTGTCGGTTTATTGGCCCGCCCTGACACTGATCCTCAAAGGCCCATCGCTCCAAGTATCGTACCTCCTGCCCATCAATAATTCTCTTAACATGGTAATAGACAATATCCTCATTGTCTCCGGGATCACCAGGCAGAACGACAACATCCTCAACCTCACCATCAGTGATATATTCCTTCCAGCAATTCACCTCTTCGTGAGGATTGCTAACAAGAATCGCAGGAGAGCCGTTTGCTCTAATGCAGTGAATTCTAGTGTCTCTTTGTCTTTGAACAGCAATGTGGTTTATACCAGGGCTGCCAATATTTGGGTTTAACGCTGTAAGATCAACAGGGACATAATCAAGCCCTCCGCCAATAGCAAGCTCATACAGCCTAATTCCGCCACGCTGAACATAAATAGCCCTTCTATCTATCCTGATTGCCGCAACTTTTGCCGTCCCATTCGTCGCCACAACCTTAATGCTGCTATTAGTATTAGATAATGGCTCATCAAATGATGATGATTTCAGTGAGAATTCGGAAAGATCAGCCCCCAAAAGTAGATGCTGAGTAGACAATATCCAATTCACAACCTCAACAGGCCCAGAACCAATTATTTTAGATATAGGCGCTGAGTCACCCTCAATTGATTCGTCAAAAGAGTTAAAGTTGTCGGACTCTGATGCAATAAACCTATCTTGACCCGCCCACGATAACCTACCCTCAACAAGATCAACTGCTGTCGGCTGGCCACGAAAGTCAGACCAAACCCCCTCAGCCCAGTCATCAGTAGCCTCTATACCGCCTAAAGGTGAGAGAATATCAACCTTAGCCTCGACCTCACTAACAACCGCCGTGACCCTAACAAATCCATCTATAAAACCAACACTGTAATCTAACCTAACCGAAGCAATGCCAGACGTGAATTCACCTGCCTTAGAACCTATCCTGTACCAAATAATTTGATTGTCTAAGCCATCGTTAAATGATCCGGAGCCTGTGGCTCCCAAGTTTATTCCCGGAGTATCAGTGTCTTGAAATGGCCCAAATTCTGACTCTATAGAAGATTGTAGTGTCAATGTTCCAACAAAAACACTTAATGTTCGATTTATGGTGAAAGCTCTGCCTGTGCCGACACCTGACACCCTAATAGTGTCTGTGAACTCATTATCTGAGTTAATAACAGCCGTAACTCTCTGCCCTGATGATGTAATTCTGAATATTGCCCCTACATGGCCCTCTCTAAATAATGGCTGTGATGAAAAAATAGGCCGATTAGAACCAAATAGCCCCGCCACCTGTAATGTCGTAGGTGATACATTAGGAAGCCTCATAGGCCCATTGTCAGACAGATACTTGACAACAGACCACGACTCGTCACCCCTGCGCTCTATCCTGTACCCCTGATACCCCTCACAAGCAACCCAAGTCACATCAGCCGACGACGCACTCCTGATATTACGAAGGTCAACTGTCCTCCAAGGCGATGGGATAACCATATCTCCTGCTGGCTCAATAGTGCATTCATCAACTATTGTTGTCCTCAGAGACATATTTGACATTTCGATATGAAAATTTACCGCCGGAGTAAAAGCCAGAGAATGATCGCCTTCGGTTAAAATAGCCTCTATATAGTCTCCCTCTCCAGCAGTAGACCCAACTTTGAATTGAACCTCCCCCTGCAAAACAACAACCTTCAATGCATGAACAACACCGGAAAGTCCGCCAATTGAAACTAGACGACTAACAGTAGATGATGTCCCACCCCCTCCAGTTTGATGCAAAGCATTATCAACCCCAAATGTAAACGTTCCAGGTTCGTTACCCACAGACCAAGCTGTCAAACCATTGTTAAAATCTCCATTGAGTATATTTGCTGTTACAGCAGGTCTAACCACCACGCTATCATCAACCCACACCCTAACAGACTCATCAGTAACCTCTATCAACGCCTTATTGACAAGAGACCTTACAAACGGTATATATTTGGCAGGAAGATTGTTCCTTGATGACCCAAGATACTGAGTCCCAGGCCTAAGCTGCATTGACCCAACTTCCCTCGCCACAACGTTAGTCATTACTTCGGCTGAGACCGCTATTCTGTCTATATCAAGACGGCCTAAAATCAAAGGCGATACCAGACCACGATTGAATGCCTGGATATACTCGTTGGTGATGTTACGTGCCACCAATTATCCCTCTAAGACTTCTGCTCTGACTGTTTCTCGATCCGCGTGAGACATTCCAACTACCCGGCGGAGGAAACTTGGTAGGATCTAACTTGGCATTACTGCTAAGTGCATCGTATTTGCACGATCTGAGTATCTCAACAACCTGACGCCTAATGTCTTTGTCGCTCGTTATCCTATTGCAAATTTTTGACGCAAGATACGCAGAAACATAATCAGCAAACGAAGGCGGCCAGACAGAAAGATTCATACCATGCTCTAACCCATCACTAACCCACCTTAAATAAATTGGATCAATTTCAGCGAACAAATATCCGCTTTCATTGACAAAATCCAGCAAAGGCACCCTATGATACTCATCATTGCTTATTTGTACCGATGTCACGAAATCAGAAGGTATCTGAAAAACATACCGATAACCATCCTCGGTTTCTTGAGTCGGGTCTGAATCCAGCTTTGCTGCACGAGTAGCAAACTTCCACTCGCCCTCCTCAAGACATCGATTAACCCCCTGATTGTCCCAAACAGTATCCAGCAATCGTCTAGGCTCTGACTCTTCCTCAAGAATTGCTAATGCTGCCTCGCCACAATATAAAAGAGCGTTATTGTAAACACCCAGCTTCGTGGCCATTACGCAGCCTCATACTCGTCGGCCCACGCCTCAGCCTCTACCTTGTTCATGCCCTCAGCTAAAACTTGGTCATTACGCAACACTGACCACTTTTTCGGCCCTCTTAGCTTGACAATAAGACCGTCGAAAGTCCTTTCTTTCTCTTCCGCCAGATTGACTCGCTGCAAAACCTTCACATGAGCATAATTTTTTCCAACAGTCGTAACGATAACATTCAAATAAAAGCTAAAATCATCGGGTATAATTTTTATCTCATCCCCTTCTACAAAATTCTTGGCACAGTAAGTCCAGAATTCCGGCTTTAATACATCCTCAATCGTAGTGCCAACCTCAACTCTGACAGCATGGTTTTGATTGTCTGAATATGCCTGTACTTTAATCCTATTCGATGGAAGCATAAAAATTCTCCTAAAAAAAAGAGGCTCAGCTAAATAGCAAAAGCCCCCTCAATTATAGCATTTACCTTATTAGTTCGTCGAAGCAACCAAGGTAGCTGCGCCACCAGCACTAAGAGCGCTAATGTGCATGCTGTGAGACAAGTTTAATACACTGTCATAAACCTGCACAAAATCACCGACACGAAGACCAAGGTCAACTGCATCAGTAACATAGTCCGCCGCCAAAATGTCGGCAATCGCATCAGGACTGTTGTAACCCCACAAGGATGATGCAATACCCCCAACACGATCAATCAAAAGTGTAGGGGGATTAGTGATTAAATAAGCCATATCAAACTCCTATGCTAAAGTATCGTGAGTGAATGGAATAACACCTTCGTCTTGCAAAAGCTTAGACCCCATAATCATTGAGCAACGAGCATAGGTATAACCTTGCTCTTCATCGTATCCAACAACATTTTCCATCCCGCTAACATTAGCCGCATGACCCATGGAACTTTTATGATACAAATATGATTGCTCGCTGTCTGTCCCCTGGCCAGGAAGACCTGGATGCTCAATAATTGTAGCGTTGCGCCATTTATAAACCGTCGGCATGTCACGCCAAGACATATCTTCACCCGCATAAGGCTGATGCTTAACGAAGTCAGCGCTTGCGAAAGCCCTGCTAGAATCCTGCTCTAATGCTGCCAAAAAACTAGGTTGACACAACATCGAGATGTATCCATCCCAAGGAACACTTTCATTAGTCAATCTAACGCGCCCCCGCTGAAACATCGCCACACTCGCAACCTGACCTGCCCCACCAACTCCACCTGTCGCCGTACCAAGCTGAGCAATAATTAACTCATCAATTTTTCGGTTGATAACCGCAAGCGTATCTTCTTGCATGATCTGCTTTTGATTGCCTTGAGATGCAAATATATTAAAACCTGTCAGCGTGACAAGATCATTCCACTCCTCTAAAATTGCGGTGTTTTGCTCATTATCGTTGCCGCGCGGCTGAATCCTGCCAGTTATTCCACGCTTAGTAGCCGCAGCATTGCCAGACCCAGCAACTAAAAAGACGGCCTGATTGCCTTTGATTACCGCCTCTGTAGTAACAGTGCCAAGAAGAAGTGACTTGCGTTGCTCAAATTGAGCAATCCACTCATCACGATATTGTGTTTGAAAAGCTGAAAGAGCCATAAGTACGGTCTCCTATCTAATTAAAAGAAAATCTCTTAGACGGGGTAGCCGTTTGCAGTTAAGCAGGGTAGCCATAAGGGGCTGCATTGCCGGTCGCGGGGCCGTACTCTGACAAATATAATTGCCTGTTTCTATTGTTTCACTATATCCAATAGCTGTCAACTATAGCTCTCTGCTTTTAGCCGATATAAGCTTAAGATATTTAGCCTGATTATCCGCTGCTTTCGGGCCTTTATAGTATTCAGAGTTTTTATTCCCCATTAAAGCCTTAAGATCATTGATCTGAGCATCAATTGATCCGGACATATCAGTCGTGCCAGAAGGCACTAATCTTGCCGCTGGATTGATATCAATCGACATCTGAGCCATAAGACGAGCAAACCCTGCATTCTCCTTAACAGAGTTTAAAATCGACTCCTTCAGGTCTGCCTGATCTTCGCCAAGCCTGGAATTTAGATCATTATTGATGGCTGTCAGATTACCCCGATAATCAACCCCCCACTCAGTACGAAGCTCGTCCTCAGTATCTTGTATGCTTTGTAATTGAGAATTTCTAGCCTCTTCTGCAACCGCCAGATCATGCCCTTCGTGCCACTTGATTGCCTGGTCAACCTGCGCTTGAGTGTAATTGTTTTCATGAGCAACCTTAAGAAAATCATCAATCCTTGCTTGCTCTGGCTCACCAATAACAACACCTTCCTTCGTGTTTACCTTATAATCAGCCGAAGATTCTGGCAATCCGGCTTCCTTTCGCCACGTAGCTTTTTCTTCATCCGAACCTTTATCAGGGAAAAGCTCAGTTAGCTCTCCCGATCTGATCTTCTGCTGCGCTTGATAACCAGCATTAAGCATTGATTTTTGATCTGTATAACGCTTTGCATAAGTTAGCTTCTTGTCATCACCGTCCGCATAATCCTCGCGCCAATTAGAAATAACCTCATCAGAAACAACCTCATCAGCCTTTACATCAGGCTCTACATCCGAACCTTTGTTTATCTCTTTATCATCTTTAATAATCCCATAACCACCCTCAGATGGAGCCTCTTCTTCATATCTCATCTAACTTGCCTCTCTTTGTTAATATTAGTCTCTTTAACTATCTGCAAAGCCACCCATCGACGACCCTGAGAAAAAGCAGAATCATGGCTCGACTCACAATAAGTATCATCACCTGCGCCGCATGCCGTCATAACCAACCACTGCATAAATATTGACTGTTGATTAGCATTAGCATTACCCGCATACATCGCCTTGATTGCCATGTTTACCGATACAGGAGCCCGAATGTATGTATTAACCGACAACCTTTACTCCTTGCTCAATTTGATCGAGAGCTTCTTGCCTCTCTATTTTCTGCTGCTGCTCTTTGACTTTTTGCTCAACAGTCTCACGGCTATTAACCCAGGATGCCGGAGCGCCTAAACTTGCCAGCGCGTCTCTAAGACCGTTAATCGTGTCCGGCACAGCCAATGCACCAGGATCAAGCTCAGCCGCAGCGCGAATAAGCTCTCCAGATTGTATAAATATTTGACTCTTTTGTGCCTCAATCGAGTCATGCAGCGGAGACTCAAAAGTAAACTCAATTTCCCTTCCCTGCAAAGATTCGGGAATGTCAGCGCCGAAGGCTCCATTATCAATCAACAAATCAAACGTTGCACTACATAATCGCCCGTTATAGCTTGGCTCCATTGGCGCAAATAAAGGTAATGCGCCGCGAATATACTCATCAACACGCTTAGAAACCTCGTAAGCTGTCATATCTCCATTATTAACCGGCAAAGTCAGCTTATTAAGATAAAATGCTTGTGCCAACAAATCCCTGGCATCCCTTATCATCTCCATGCCATTAGGTATACCGCTATAATCTTGTGGTATAGGCCTGAGTGCCGAACCTAATCGCTCGTCATACTCCTCATTGAGCCAGCTAATACCACCCGCATAAATAGCAATATCACCAGAAACAGCCCCTTTAGTCGCAATAAGGGGCGGATTTGTAGACTTCTCGCCAGCCTCAAGCAACGTATAAGTCATTGCCTGGATCATTCTTGCGTCAGCTAATGCTGTAATAGTTGATGGAGAATACGCATACTGCGAATCACATGGCTTTTCCCACTGCGGAATTATGTACTCTCTTCTTCGCGTCGCAGTCTCTTCAATTAAATGACTGTTCTGCCTGTCATAATATATCGATACAAACTGCATCTTCCCAGATTTAATGTCATAGATGTTTGATTCAACTTCTATGTGTAAGCAATCCACCCTTTCAAAGGGATGCTTATCAACCCGATCACTGACTCTTGCGCTAACTTTGTCACCAAAGATTGTCACTAGATCACGATTCGTCGGCTTCCATTTCCGCGCGACAATTGCATGTTGCCCCTCCTCGTTTTCCGACCAGACTACATCACGCAAATGCCAAGATCGATACAACAAAGCATCTCGATTTTTATTCAATCGTACCGATAGTACCGCTTCACCAAATGCTGCAAAATCATTGTCTGCTTGCTTGGCAACCTGAGCAAGCATAGCCACAGGGTCATACATTATCTTGCGCTGAGTTTTTTCTGTAAACTCAAGAAATCGCTTGGACTCATTATCAACCTTGTCTGAAAACTTTATCCCAGCTTTAAACCATTGCTTTGTTTCCGGCCTGAGCATAGACCCGATCTGATCCGCAAGCTCGCGTCTGATTAAAATAGTATACGAAGTAGATAAATTGTCCGAAAACTCTTCGCCCATGATTCGAGTCCGAGTAAAATCTGCCCGTTGCGGATAAAAGTTCTCAGCAATTTCTTGTCGCAATAAGTCTAATCTCAACTTATCCGAGTAGAGCTTATCAACCAGGCCGATTAGATGCTTAATATTCATTATCCCAGCTTAGTCGTCGGAGCTAAAACAGTGCTGCTACGTCCAGATCGTCGCTGAGACTGAGCAAAAGACCTACGCCTCGATGCCCTGACATTATCACCATCAGGCAAAGGTGCCGGAGTATTAGACTCTGCTGCAATTTCCGCAGCTCTGATCGACGCATCTTTGTTAGATCGTGCAGTCTTCTTAGCCGACAAAACTGTCGCTCCACCCCCAATAATCGCCGATGCAATAGGTATTGCTGCTGCTGCCATTTTATTTTCTCCTCGATATTGATTTTCGGTTGCGCCCAGTAATTACTTGCCCAGGCTCTTGCTGTTGTATCCAGCTTAGCGTGTGAGTCGACGCTCTCGAACCACCATACCATGCCATTACCACAGAATCGCTCAAATCAGTCGATGATCCTATACGCTTAATTAGCTTAGCTTTAGGCTCAAGTTTTATCACATTAAGATCATTATGATTATCATCAAATCGTATCGAGCATAACTGAGCTTTAAGCTTACGATCATCCGGCAATATGATCTTAGCTCCGCCGGATTGATTCGGGTCTAGCGCCTCCATAAATACGTAATAAGCCGCTGTGCGAGTGTTATAAAATGGTATCTTGCTGTTTTTAGCCCGCTTTGTCGATTTTTCAGCACCTTTATATGCGACAGTCTCAATTCGATTGTCAGTTAAATGCTGATGTGTCGCACCGCCATAGCCACCACCCATGTCTAATATGATCGTTGACTGATCCCGCCTGTGCTTAAAGATTAGCGCGCTAACCTCAGCCCCGCCCGGCGTCTCAACACCCGGCACACTAATAAGATTGTCGTACCATCCATCATATCGTATCGCTAATGATGTCGAGTCTGTACCACCTTGTGCGATGTCAACGCCAATGGCGCATTGAGGGACATCCTTAGGAGCTCCAGGCGTCCACAGAGACATTGACTTGCTTACCCAATCTGTCGGGATAAGCTGGAAACTGTGATCCCCCCTGCTCGCCTTAAATCCACCCATTAAGATTTTACGTAAATGTGCCGGAAGATTGTCTAGTTGCTTTTGATAACCAGTATCAGCATAAAAAGGATTGTCTTTAACTCCAGACGGGATATAAGTGCGTGACATCGATGTCGTTGTCCGACCGTCTATCTGATACTCGCCAGCACCTTTAACCTCGATATCTTTATCGTTATCGTCAGTGATAAACCATCTTAATTCCCCTGGCATCGCAGGATTAGCATTAAGATCATCAAGCCAGGGCGCAAACATATCGACAATCCAGTCTCCTTCGTCTGACAGCGCTGGATTTGTCCCCAGCATTATCCTGCATCTTTGCTCTTGATCCGCAGACCGCACCCAGCCCATCAACAATCTAACTTGTGACCCGACAAACTGTGCAGCTTCGTCAATATACAAAAAATCATGCGCTCGGCCCATCCAAGATTGCTCATCCCCCACATATTGTGCTGCGCCAAACTCAATCAACCGACCATCTGTAGCCAACAATTTTGGCGGCGGCGAACCATTGAATCCACTCCGCGTGCCATTAATTTCTATTGATCGATCCGTCAATCCGGATAAATCTGAGTACTTGCGACGCATAACAAGTGATCGCTTGTGTGCAGTAAGTGCTAATCCAAGCCCACAATCGCTCTTTCCCCCACCAGGCTCACCCCCGTACAAAACAACATCAGCTTTTGAATTGTATGCATCAGTTTGCGGCCCAGGGTTTGGAATCCAAACCATATCCTTCGTTGCCATTTCCGCTGTCGCAATGATCTGCGCTCGATCTTTAGCACTGACAGTGTCAAGCTGCTCGATTATCTCAGACAGTAAAGACATCGTAAGACCAATTTAGCTTATTTAACGACAAATTAGTTAGGGAGTACCGGCCCGCAAATAATCGACCTAACCCATTGATTTCTATAGATTCTGATTCTGCCAAAATCATCATTTAATTAGTAGTTCTTGCAGATTAAGCCGTGATCGCATCAAAAACCACCCTAACGACCGTATTCGGTCTAAATTATAATCGCTTACAGTGACACTCATAAGCTCAACATCAACACAATCATCAAAACATCAATCAAAACAATGCAACTAATAGACCCAAACTAACGATACTGTATGTCTATTCATGCCCTGGCGTGCCGCTGGCTGCATTATCTAATGATACCCCTGCCAATGGTATTGCTTTATATGTCACGTCGCACAGAAGGGCGCACAGAGAGAATTAACCCCCCTTCTTGCTCAGCAAAAATGCTACCTGCCGCGCAGCCTTGTTAATATCAAAATCAGGAATAAGATCCTTTCCGTTAGCCCCCGTAACCTCCTGTATCAAACGATCCCCATACTTGGTGGGCTTGATCTTAGATAAATACCACTTCCTCGCATCAACCCTCAACCGAGACCGCTGTATGTTCTCAGCATGCAACTTTAATTTTCCGCCGCTCTCAGCCTCTTTTTCAGCCATGTAATCGTTAGTGCCGTCGTCCGCTATGTCAAGTAACTGCTCAGCTAAGTAGTCCGTGCATTCGTCCTTAGCTTTTTCGTATGACGCCCTGAAGTCGTCCTTCTCTCTTAACCATCTAAAAAGTGTGGTTATTGCTGGCATGCCCTTCGTCTTGCTTATCTTAGCCATAGACTGTCCTAGAGCAAGCTTTTCGCAGATTGTGTCTGACAGCTCTTTGCTGTAATCAGTGGGACGCCCGTTAGGCATACCCGTAAGCTGTCCTTTGCTCATATTAGTGCCTTATCTTGCCGTGAGAAAATGATTCGAAACTTAAATGCTCTGCAAGCATAGCCATTACTACATCACCGACTTGTGCCGCGGCATATTCTGGCTTTACTTTTTGATTATATAAACTGTTTACTACGTGCCTGATTCGATTGCGCATTTTTGGCACAAACGATTCTGGCAGCACGACTGCGTCAGGGATTCTTAAGCCGCTATCCAGCTCCAAGCCTAGCTTTTCAATAAATTTGCCGACTTCAACGCTTTGCTTTGGCTCCATCGCTAATGCAGAGACGGGTCTGTCAAATACAAGCACTACATCGCCATTTTGCACATGTATGCCGACTTTATGCGTTACTAGATCGTCTGTTAGCTCTGTCATGCTGCTGTAATGCTTAAAATATGACCGGGGGTTACTGCAAACCACTCTTTTTGTCGAGCAAACAGCGGGGTAGCGTTAATGTCTGCAACTTGAGACGTTGGCCCAACATTATAATAAGCATCTACGTCGCAAACAATTTGCACATAGCGAGACTCGACATTAAAAGCATCAGCATCAATAGTTGATGCAAATGACTCAGATTGTCGCGCAATCGCTGGTTCGCGCTGCATTTGTATTTTCTGCGTATCCTTGTCGTGCGGCAGCTGTGAGTACTCAGACATCCAAAATCTTGCCATTTTCTGCTCCAGAATTTGAGACTCTATTATAACATGATGAGCAAAAACTATCGAACATCAACACATGATTGAATCAATTGTATTGCGATTAACTGCAATGAGCGTATATTAACAATCAAGCAACACACAAACAATAGAGAGAGAATCATTATGTTAAATACTACTAAAAAGTGCATATCTTTAAAAATAGGGATATACAACACCGAGGCGGTAATAACCCCACATAATAATGGTGACGTAACAATCTCACATCCCTTTTTAAAGGGTATCGATCACAGCACAGATACCTTGGGTTTTTATGACATCGAATTATCTGGGAATCTGGCCGATATAGCAAAAAAAGTGTTCAGTGACGAGCCTTACATGGTAAAAAACCAATGGGGTGACATCTACGATCTACCATATTTGGAATTTATTGACGACAATTTATTGGGTTAACGTGAGCAAAAAGGCACCTACCTGCACAAAATAGCGAGATAAATATTATGTTATCGCACTTAACAAAAACAGTCTATGGCGTTGTAGAGCACGCGGGCACAGAAAACGAAACACTAGTATCGGATCAGTACGCCAGTTTTGCTCGTGCAGATAGATTTATGAGACTAAATTACGATCAAGGTGAAATTGACTATCTTAAAGTTGTTATTTTAAGCGACCCGAACACAGGAATAAGGCCATGAACAAACAAGAATGGGTAGAATTTCTGGATAAAGAGATCGCTATATTAAAGGCTAACAGCTCGGGGAAAGTGCAAGACAATATGATCAACGCATTCTATGTCAGCGAACTAGACAGATTAGAATATTGGTATGATGATGAAGTAGGTTATAAAATTGACTTATTAGACGATTTTAATTCTTTCCAGCATAATTACGAATATAAAAATCAAGTGCATTTTACGCGCCTGTACTTATCGTTTACCGTGTGAAGCCCTTGGATATAAAGTAGGCGACCGGTTTACTTTAATACGTAGTGATAATGGCTTGCCTAAAGGCACTAGATTACAGCTTGTAGAGGATGATGGGACTAATGGTCCGTTATTTGTAGACGAGGATGACAACAAGTTTTGGGTATACTTATCTGATGTCATAAGAGCAGGTAAAAATAAAAAGCTGATTAAAGCGCTGAAAAAGGCGATTAAACTAATCGAGGACTTTGAATGAAACATGAAGGTAATTTAACAGGAGGCATAAAATGACAACTATAGAGATAATGGGCCTGATGAGTATATCAGCAGATATCAAGAGACGTAAATTTAATGCCAAGCTGCGACTACTACTTCTTGCCATTTTTTTGGCGGCAACTATAACACTTTTCTTTTTCCCGGCAGTCTGAGATCAACAACAGAGAGATAAAACATGAACAAATCAATATTAGCAGCAATAGTAATAATCGGTACTATACAAGCAGCCAATGCTCAGGATTTTAATCAACGATATCAAGATGAAACGAGAGATTACAATACTTATCAGCAGAGGGATAATACACAACAATATCAGCAACACTACTACAATCCGCCAATGTCGCGGCCAACATCGATTAAAAGGATAGGGGATAAAACCTTTATCTATTCAGGCTCTGGCGCCATCGTTTGCAGTCACATCGGCGATGCAACTTTTTGCAAGTAAAGCCATGAACATTAGAGAGATAATAAACTCACTGAATGGCGACACATGGCACGATAAAATATGTGTCTGTGCCGAAATTACAGACAGAAAGCCATCAACAGTCTATCATTGGCTTTGCGATAATGAGATACCAAAGCACACGCTGATTTATCTGGAAACGATGGTGGGCAGATTAAAAAAAGTTAAAGCCCATCCAATTCCTGCGACCCGAGACCACCAAGGCCTCAGCACCATTCAGCAGCCAGAAAAATGATGCGGTCGACACGTCCTGGCCATCTGTAACGTCCACCCTGGCCGACAGGGATACAACCCCGGCATCAGCAATGGTGCCGGATATTAATCCGCTGACAGAGCTTATGCTTAGCCCAAGCGGAAGATTAACAGCAGAGTACACCAGAGCACCGGGGCCATCTAAATCTGTCGCTACGATCTGTAGTGATACCACATCATTAACATTATTATCCTGCATCCCCGGATTAATGATCCCTGGAGCAACATTAGCAGCAGAAACAATAAGGCTGACAATCTCTTCGTCAAATAATCCGGACGGATCAGTAACTCTAATAGTGTAATTTATGTCGGTTGCGCTGGCGGGAGTGTATGAGACAACATTACCAGACACCTCAAGCGGAGCCGTAACTGATAACGTTAACTCACCAGGCGCGTTATCGACATCACTGAAGACTACCTCATGGCTATACAGCTCGCCCACTGTAGCCGTCGTCAACGCAGTGCCTTTATTGTCGATTGTCGGAGCTATATTGTCATCAACCAAGCTGATAAAATCAAGACCTCCGCTAAGCCCTAAATGTGCTACCAACATTAGACAATCTTAAACCGATTGCCATTTTGCGGGGCCAGGGTTAGCACACCAAAAACTATTGACGCTCCGAGCACTACATATCCGGTAATAAATGTTGATTCTCCCGCAGCCGGGCCGTCAAGCCAGAGAATTCGCCTGTTCTGCAATTGAGATTGCGTGAACCCCGTTAAATCAGTTGTGCAAATCGTAGTTGATAGAGTGCCAGTTACCGCTTGCCCATAAATTATGCCGTCGT